GTTGATAACAGCAAACAGTTTTGGGTAATCAGCTCGGTTTAAGCTACTACCATCAGCAATTAACCAGCCAGCGGGAGCGGTATTGGTATACCAAATCATGCCAGCACCTACAGGTACATCTGATCCATAAACCGGCATTATGTGATCTCCGTAACCCGCATACTACCCGTCGGACTTGCATCCCATATAGCATCAATAGCCCCTGTATAAATTGGAATAGGAAGTTCCAATATCTGACCAGGCGACAGTTTGTACGAAAAACTGGTTGTACTAGCAGCAGCACCAAGTTTTACATAAGTGTTTCTGTCGGTGTCATTCACCATGATTGCCATGCGGCGATTTACGTTACTCGCAAGAATACTTGTACTTGTTGCCGCTGAAACAACACTTGTTACAGCACTTGTTGAATAATTCTTCAGCGCAACATCCGGCAACGTAAGAACATCCACATCACCTATGTTATTCGTTCCCGCAGGTAGAGCGGTAGAAATAGTAACTGCTCCGGTATTACACGCCGTTACTTTACCGTTTAACGTTGAAAGCGTTGTTTCTGTTGCAGCACCATTAGGTAAACTAATCGTACCGCTTACATTGTTAATGTTCCAAGTGCCGCTTTGTGTTGCAGCTACAGTACCGTCAACTGTAAGTGACCCACCATTATCTGTAACAGGTATGGCAGTTTGGTTACTTGCTATAGCTACTGGCAAGCTATTAGCCATCGTGTTTTGGCCAACAACACCACTAATATCGCCAATCGCAGTAATGAGAGACCCAGACGGATTAACCTTTACGTTGTAATACGTTCCGCCGCCAGTGGCCGAGCGACCAGCAAGCACAGCACGAGTAAGATTAGCTAGGCTGTAATCGGTCAGGGTTTCCGTAATTGGATTGTAATCCGATGTGGTACCCGCTGCCCAACATGCTGTGTAAATCGACAAATCTGTGGCACCACCTGCACTTTTTACACACTCAATCTTCATTGGAAGGTTAGGTGTTTCTATCGAAGGTGCAAGCTGACTATTAGGTATGCGAATAGTGTGGAATGTTACCCACTTAGCATCAGGACTAAAAACTTCAAAAAGAAATGACGCAGAACCAAGCCAAGCAAAACGTATACGATAAAGATTTGAGTAGGTAAGGTTAATAGCTTCTGGTGTACCAGCGCGAGTAAAGATTGAGCCAACAGAACCATCAAGCGGATCACCATTCCAACTTGTTCGCGCTATTCTTGTATCACTAGTTCCACTACGAATCGTTACGCCAAATAACGTTCCTTCATATCCAATAAAAGCGCCATTATCAGTATCGTAAATACCAATGCGCTGATATGAGTTTGCAATCCCTGTTGTAAATGCCGCAGTAAAAAAAGCGTATTCTTCGTGCGCTGGTCTGTAATTGCATTTGTAAATGGTTTCTCCACGCGAAGCACCGTTTGTATTAGTTCCAGTACGGTACCGAGCATGGCCACCAGATATGGTTGCAGAACCACCAGCGGCGGTAGTGTTATTAATAAGATTTGCATCAAATGAGTCGAAAAAACTCAGTTCAATCTCATTGTTTCTTCGGCCTCCAACGCTTACGCCAAGAATGTCTGAGTTGGTTGTAATGTTGAAATACAAGCCGCCAGCGATTGCAGCGTTAATGCTTTGCAACGTATTTTCCGTAGCAAAGTCTGGAACAGTTAGATCCTCTGTTCCAGCACCACCATAGTCTACCGCTACTACCTGAATCTGCTCGCCACCTTTGTCGATGGTACGAACAGGGATATCAGGGTTTACACTAGTAGGACTGTTGGATACATCAACATTGTCAGCCACAACTATGCCTCATCATCAATGTTATTAAGTTCAATGGATGGGTTACCTAACTCATCCATAGTCACTTTACCAACTCGCTTACTTGGCTTTGGAATGATGTTGTTGATAACAACTGGTTGTGATTCCGTTTTCATTGGCGTCTGAAACGTCTGCATTGTCATTCGGACTCGCTCAAGCTGCTGCTCGTTTTGAAGTCTGCGCTCTTCCATCAACTTCTCAGATTCAGCTAAACGCACTCGCATATTCTCTAACTCGAGTTTTTGAATCTCAAGTATCTGAGACATGCGATTAGTCTCTTGCTGAATTGCTTGCTTATTTGCATCCGATTGCGACATAGCTTGTACTTTAAGCATGTCAACTTGAACGGCATTAGACTTGATTTGCAATTCCTGTTGACCCAACCCAAGTTCTTGTTGCTTCACATACTCATTGAATTGCTGCGCTTGAATCTTCAATTGAGACTCAACTTGATCACGTTGCATCTTTAACTGAGATTCTTGATAACTGATCATGTTCTTGTCATGGGCATCAGTCATTTCCATTTGCGCAGCTTGCAGCCTAGCTTGTGCTTCAATTTGCGCAATTTGCATTCTGCCTTGTATCTCAATCGTCTTAGGGTCCGGTGGAGGCGGTTGCTTAGCTGCCTCCTCTCTAGCCGCAGAGATTTCACCAACTTGTTTAAGAGCTTTCGTAAAGATGCCATCAAGCTCTTTGCCTCCCTTGAATCGTTTAATAACGTTCTGGAACAACTGAATAGAAAACTCTAGCAAAGGTGGGTACTGCTCAATTAGAGCTTTCATCTGATTAAAAAACTCGCCGCACGTAGACATAAGCTGTGCGCCTTCTGCCTGGTCTTGAGCTTGGTCAATAGCTACCATGCTGTCAGACGCAATCTGGATGCGGTAGTTAAACTGATCGTCATCACGATACAGTGCCATGATCTGTTCTTCCATCGCCATTACCATCATGTTTGGATCGATTGGTGGTGGTGGCAAAGGCTGCATCTCTGGCGGAAGATTTGGGTCTAGCGGAGGCGGTGGCGGTGTTGCTGGTACCAACGGTAGTAATACCTGTGGCGCATCAGCTACATTCATTATCTTGTTCTTTTCAAACATCGTAGTAACGATGACACCAAGATTTCCGATACCGTCAGAAATGAACTTAGTAAACATGTTCTGACGAACGATAAGACCGAGCGAGGACCAGGCGTTTTCGAGTCTGTTTGCAGTTGCAGTTTTGTACTCGGCACTGGTGCCACGTAGTAGATCGGATACTTTAAGTGTTTCATAAAGCTGTGACAAAGCTGTTTGACGAGCGGCCTGTAATGTTCCAAGCGCCTCTACAAACGGTGCAATAGGCATGAACTCAATGCTGTTTTGCAATCCACCACGAGCCTTATAAGACGGCCAGTTAATCGTTGGAACCATTTTTAAGTCGCCAATCATTAACTGTTCGATCTGGCTACCGATAGCGGAATCGTAAGTTGCGTTTGTTCTGATAGCCTGAGTAACCGCATGAATACGGGTAGTCATTCTCTCAATTTCAAGAATCTGGTCTTTAACGTGAGAGTAGTCTGATACTGGAATAACCGAATCTGGGTCTTGGCTTTGAGCGATAACAACACAAGGATAGAACTTCTCAAACTCTATAGGTGGCTCTGACTCCATAAGTAGCGACTTCTCGCCAGTCATTTGGATCCAGTAAACTTGCCCTGACTCGTAGCACCAAATTTCGTAAACCTCTGCCTTACCCTCGTACTTCTCTCTATCACGATTAAAGTCTTTCTTTATAGCCTCTGGGAAGCTGTCAAACTTTAGCTTGTTGCCTACATCTTCTCCGAAAAGCTCTACTGCTTGCCCACGATTTAGGTAAGCCCTGCGTCCACGCCATTCTACTTCTGACTCGTTACGAGCATCAGAACAAATGTAGTCATTGTATTGAACCGTTTCTAGGATTGCTCGCTCATCCTCTTTAACCTCAACATCCATCGGAACGATTAAAGTATTACCAGGACCAGCGGTAAGGATATCAGTAGGCCCTTCGTAGGTCTCATTGTCAGAATCAACTAGAGTACCGTCTGGGTTCTGAAACAGTACCATCTCTTGCTTTTGCACTTCTGACTCAAAAGCATATCTTGCCCACAAAACAGCTTGGCCGGTAAGAAGGAATTGCAGAGCTGCCGTGTAGCCAACCTGATCAAAGTTAAACTCCATATCCATCTGGTACTGGATGTTTCGCTCTAAGATAACAGCGGAAGCCTCATGCAAGGTGCCGCCTGAGCGTTTGCGTAGTGTTACTTCAGCTTTAGGTGTCGAAGAATAATAAGCTGGTAAAAGAGTGTTGACGCAGTACCACCACACGTTCAAACGACGCTCGGTATCACGCATGATACCAACATCTTTTTGAGCGTTATAAACACGGATAGACTCTTCAGCCGCAGTAATAAAGGTCTTTCGGCGTTCTAAGGCAAGGTTAATCTGACTCTTCCAATAGGCACCGGAGAAACGCTTGATAACTGATTCATCACTCATATTTTAGGCCTACTAGCTTGCTGTCGCATTTGCGCAATATACGCTTGTAACTTGATAACACCTTTGTTGAAGACTTCCGCAGGTTGTTCCCATTTGCTGTCAACCAATCTTGCCTTACACATATAGCGCAAAGCATCGCAGTTATGGGAAATGACCCCGTTACCCAATACAAAAGTACTGGTGGTGGGCACGTTTAAGCAATAGACGTCTTGCGGGGCTTCGGAATGAGAGATGGATTTAATCGCCTTCGTCTTGCCTTCATTTTGCAATTTTGGTGACAATACTTTGCTTTCCAATCCATATGCTTTTTTGTTTGAAATGCTTTTCCGCAAAACTTGCAAGTTTTGTCTATCATTGGCATAGCAGCCGCTATCATTTTGGCGTGTTCCACATGCCATTCCCGACCCTGTAGAGACTTGTGCCAATACTTTGCCATCGGAATGGCACGAGTCAGCATATTCTGTCTGGCCGTTTCTCGACGTTCTAGTGTCATGTGTCCAGAAAGATGAATCTTTGATTCCAATAGTTGAAGGTTTGTTATTTGATTGTTGTTTCGATCCTTGTCGATGTGATGCACGTGCATCCCTTTGGGTATAAAACCATTGAAGTATTCCCATACCTTTCTGTGCAATCGTCTTGAGCCACGTACCCGCTTTTGCTGCGACGAAAAGTATGCACCGCAACGGTAATACCGTACGCCGTCGAATTCTTGGCACGTATCCGAAATAATCGTAACCTTCATACGAAACGCAGCGTATCACATCGTCTCGAGTTAGTGTACACGCTTTTCGCCACGTTCCGTCTTTAACAAGAAATTTGTGATCCAATGTGCAACGGACCACAGAATCATCCTCAAAAGCAATTCTCATTATTGTGGCGTTTTTGCGGGTTAAAAACCCACAGGCTGCGTAATATTTGCCGTCATGACACAAAACATAGACAGCAAAATTGCCGCACAAGTCTTTGATTGGAAGCGGTCCAGAATCGGTAATAACAAGAGTATCACCAGTTAAACAAGCGTGGTCATCGCCAGCACTATCCGCATCTTCTGGCTTTCGTTTATCAATAGCTAAAGCAGGTAAGGTTTGTATCAAGTATGGACAGGTCGCAAAGAAGTACAGCAAAGGCGGTTTATTAACCAACCTTTGTCTGATCTGTGACCAACCCGACAACCTATCATTGTCAGCTGCTCTAAACGGTGGGTGCTTATACTTTCCAAAAACCTGGGTAAGTTGGTCGTTAATGCTTGGTCCACCATCGTGTTTGAAAATAGACGGGTCAGCGTAGCCTAGTGGATTTTCTCCGACGGAGAGAGAAGCAATTCTATTTGCCTGCTCAACGTTATCGACTCCTTTGCCCCACAATTCTCGATAAATAACGATGCTTCCTTTGGGGTATGGGACTTCGTTACCGGAGTCATCCCTGCCAGAACTAACAGCACCCCATACAGCGGCAAAAGGACTACGAAAACCCCAATCGTAACCAAGATAGCGAGGCCAATGTTTAGGCACGTTAAAAGGACTAACGATATGCTTGCTACTGAACTCAGGAAAGTAACTACCTTCATGAATCTCAAAGTCTCCTTCTAGCCATGCTCTGACCAGCTCTGGCGAGCCAACCATGTGCAATCGGTTAATGTACTCCGGGTCTTTAGCTAACAGTATTTGATTATCGTGTACTCGGGACGGGATATAAATGTAATCAAAGCCAGCACCGTTAGGCAGGTCTTTGCGCAAGAGCTTCATGCCTTTTGGTGATGGTCTTATAAACAGCTCTTTGAGCCATCCGTGACCTATACCGCCTGGGTTAAAGGTAAGAATAACTTGCCCACCACCCTTACCTCGTAACGCTCCGAATAGCTTCCAAATAGGTGCAGGGTCAGCGTAGTTACCCGCCTCCTCTACCGCACAATGACTAAGATTCTGCCCTTGATACTTTTCAGCATCAGAATCATCGGACAATGGCCTAAACCGTAATCTTCCACCATTAAGAAACGTAAACTGCTTTTTTTGGTCCTGCCAGTGAGCTTTGAGCGGTAAGTATATCTGCTTTGCTCGCTCGATTAAGTCATCCGCCTGGGGTAATTCTTTGCGGAAGAATATAGCGTTAAAATCAACGCCAAACTGTTCTTGCACTATAGCAAACTTACCCAGCACCCCATCAGTCTTACCGCCACCACGGGCACCTCCGTAGCCTATAAGGGTAATAGGGCAGTGTACTAGCGCGTCTTGCGGACCAGGTTGAGGAGCCCAGACAATTGTTTCATCAATTCGTCTATCCGCAAGATAATCATCCATTCTTTAGCTTTTGACAGTACGCCCAGAACTCTTCCCAAATAGCCGGGTTAGTCCGTGGGTCTATCTCTTCATCGCACTCTAGACACGTCTCAAACTCGCCTGGCTCAATGTCCTCATCAACCACTGCGC